AGTAAATACATTTGCTGCCCATGGTTCGATACCAGCAGATACATTACCACTTAATTTTGAGTTTGAAACTGTTGGTGCAATTGCTCGAAGGTGAGTGTTTCTCATTCCACTTTCTTTACACCATAGTGGTTCACCATATTCTGATGCTAAATCTCTTGATGCTCTCTCTGATTCGATTTTGATTTGTGAGAAAATTTTACGAGTTTCAAACTGTGCTTCCATTCCTTCAAATGGAATACCTTGTTGTTGTAGGTAAGTGTGCCATCCTAAAACCCCCAATCCTAATGCTCTACCTTTTTCTGCTGATGCAACTGAGTTTTCGAATCCTCTCATGTTCTTAGCCTTTTGGATAAACTCTGAAAGTACTCCATCTAAGAACCAAGTTGCGGTATAAATTAAATCAGTATCTTTCCACTCGTTGTACTTTGCAAGGTTTACTGAAGATAAACAACAAACGAATGAGTGGTTCTCATCTGTATGTAGAGTGATTTCAGAACAGATATTAGTCATGAATACTTTTAATCCATTCTTCTTATACATTTCAGGGTTTTGTTTATTTACATTACCCTTAAACATAATATAAGGCTCACCAGTTGCTTTTCTTTTTTGTAGTAATTTTCCCCATTTTCTTCTTGCAGTTTCATCACCATCTTGTAATTTTCTCATAAACTTATCACCAACAACTGCACATTGGTGTAAGTTGAGTGATTGTCTGTTTACATCACCTTTTGGTTCTCTGATTTCTAACCACTCTTCAAAATCTTTATGTTCAATATTAAGGTTTACTGAAGCGGCACCTCTTCTTACTGAACCTTGGTTGGTTGCAAGGATTGTAGAATCATATATTTTTGTAAAAGGAACTACACCATCAGATGTTCCATTACCAGTAATTGGTGCACCTGCTGGTCTGATTTGGTTGATTCCAATACCAACTCCTCCACCATGTTTTGCAAGTAACATTAGTTCTAAGTTCTTTTTACCAATATCATAAATAGAATCGGCTACATCGATACCAAAACAAGAAATAGGTAATCCTCTATCAGTACCAGTATTTGAAAGGACTGGGGTTGCTAAGTTTAACCAACCTTTCCAAATATAATCGAAGAATTTAGATGCCATATGTGGTTTGTTTAATCTCTGAGCCACTTTGGTTGCAACTCTCCAATAAGCATCTTTAGGTTTTTCACCAGGAAGTAAGTATCCTTTAGAGATTGTCTTTACATAAATCTCCGTGTTACCCCATGATGGGAAATCAACATCTAATTCCCAACCTAATTCTTCTCCGTAATTTTTAACTGCCATTTCTTCTTAACTTTATAATATTGTACTTTATTGCTCTCAATAACATATTCATGAATATACCAGAAGTATTTGGATAATATTTAATACTTCTACCTCCCATGACCGGGTGTTTTCTAATGTGATAATCAGTTCTCATTCTTTACAAAAACACCATCAACAGTTTTACCTGTTCTATCTTTTATTTCGTTCCATGCTGCCTCTAAACATTCTGCTGGTGCTAATCCTAATTGTTTAGATAAAATAATAAGAGTAACAAAAGAATCTCCAATTCCATCTTTGATTCCTTGTTCATTGTTTTTTAAAAGTGCTCCAGCAGTTTCACCAACTTCTTCCAACACTTTTAACATTTGTTTTGGTGCATTAGCAGAGTAAAGAATTTTTCTTTCTTGTGCCCATGATAATACATTTTCTGATAGTTCATCAAAACTCATAATATATAACCTTTATTTTAAAATAAATCTCCCCAATCCTCACCTTCATTCGCTTTAGAATAATCAGTAGGTCTGATAGCGAAGAAATCGGTGTGAGTATGTCCACCAGTCAAGTGGTAGAACCATTCGAGATTATCTGCTTTCTTTTTATTAAATTCAAAGATACCTTCGTATCCTAATTCCTCCAACTTAGAGTTGGTTCTTGCTTTTATAAATTCTTTTAAATCATCTTTCTTTAGATTTTCCAAATCACCTAATTCAAACATCTTATCTATAAATTTAGATTCGAGTTCTACGATTAGTTTAGAAGCTTCTTCAATTGCTTCTCTTGATTGTTCTTTAAGTTCTGGAAACTCTTCACACATATGTCTGAATAGTTGACAACCCATCTTAGAATGTAGAGATTCATCCCTTACACTCCATTTCATTTGTTGTCCAATACCTTTTAATAGGTTTCTCATTTGGAATGAGTAGAGTACCGCAAATGAAGAATAGAGGGATACTCCTTCAGCGAATGCTGAAAAGATTGCCAAACTTCTACCAACTTCTTGTCTTGCCTTTGGATTTGTATCCAAATCTTCAGGTGTCCAATCTGCTGATGTTTCAGTAAGGAGTTCAAATTTCTCAGCAACTGCAGGTTCGTGCAAGAATGCTGAGAAATTATCCAATCCCAATGTTTCATTAAGGTAAGAATATGCAGTAGCATGGATGGTTTCTTGTGAACCAAACATCATTGCCATTTGACGAATTTCGTGTTTTGGAAACCATTTAGTAACCATACCTGTCCAATAATCAGAAACGGTACATTCGGTTTGAGCAAATCCAAGTAGGATATTCCCCACCAAATTTTTCTCTTCTTTGGTTAATCGTTCGTTCCAATCTTTTACATCACCCTGCATAGGGATTTCAGTATGTAACCAAAATGCTTGTGCTTGTTTCAGCCATCCTTCTGTATAATAGATTGGGTATTCGAATGGTTTGAAAGGAATTCTTTCTTGGAATAATTTGCTCATTTTATAACCTTAATATTATTTGTTTTCTTCTACTGATGCTTTTCTGTAATCTGTTACAAGTTTCTTGATTTCACCAATGTGTTTTCTAGCTCTCGACTTAGCTGCTTTTGAAGTTCCGTTGTGTTCTTCTTCGAATTGAACAAATAAATCTTTAATTTGTTCAAAAAGTTCTTGTGAATTTGCCATAAATTTTTTCCTTTTTTAATTTAGATTAGAACCCACTCTTTGGTGAGTGGGTGTTTATAATTATCATATATATCCAAAAACGAAATGGATTTTTGATAATATTTTTTAAGTTTTTTATTTTGTTATATTAACTTAGTTTTTTATTATTGGGTATAATAATTTTTTGATACCCTTACCCCATATTTTCTACATATTTCTTATGTAAAAGTTTTTTCGTTTCTAATGCACCACTTGCTGCTTCTTTCTGTGCAATAACCCCATCTGGTGATGTTCCATCATAAACTTCGATATATCCTGTGTTGGTATTCATTTTACATGGGAATGTGATTCCGTCTGGTCCAAATCTGTTTTTCATAATGTGAGCACGAGCAGTATCATTTAATTTATCTTTTGATTTTCGACTCCAACTCATAATGAAATCGGCGTTCATTACTTTTGCATAAGAATCTGCAATCTTATCTGCTTCAATTACTTCACTATCAATTGCTGAACGGTTGGTTTGAGATGCAGTCCATACTGGTATCTCCAATTCTCCACTCATTCCTCGAAGGTCGATATATACTCCCCCTTGCTCTGCATAAGTAGAGTCTGACTTATTTGAGTGGGAAAGTAAAAGGTCAGCGTAATCAACTATGATAACATCGGGCTTGTTATCTAACGTAACCATTTTCTCAATATGTTGCTGTAACTTCTTTACTGTAACACCTTTTGGCGGGAAATATTTAATTAAGAGTTTCCCTTTGAGATTTCTGATTTTTGCTTTAACCTCATCTTTTTTATCCTTCAACTCAGCGGAGGGGATGCCTGTAAACACAGTATCGTATCGAGCACCAACATAGTGTTCTGATAACTCCATTGTGTAATGTACCACACTCAAACCTTGCCGAACAGCTTCTGCACCTATTGCGGTGAGAATCCATGTTTTACCAACACCCGAAGGTGCAACAACTACTCCCAATTCACCTGGTCCTAATCCACCATCCATTAAATCGTTGATAGGTTGCCATTTAGTTGGAACAGTTGTTCTATCCAAATCTTCAGTACGAGAATCAAAATCTTCAATATAATCCATACCCAAGTTGGTTTCTTGACCAACTTTCATGGCCTTATCTACTAAATCTTTGATTCTATCATAAGAACCAGCTTTTAGTAAATCAACTGATTGTAAGATTACACCTTTAAGATTTTGATTAATACAGAAGTTTGTGAATTCATTTTTTATGTAATCTAAATCTACATTACCAACTTGAGTAAAAATATGTCGAAGTTGTTCAACTACCGTTTTCTTTAAAACTTCGTTATCTACCTTTGATAATTGTGATTTGAATACATCCAATGTAGGAGGTTTTCTGTACGCTTCATGATATTCAAGTATCTCAGATACAATCCACTTGTTAGCATCGTTCTCAAAGAACTTAGAAGTGGTTATTTCACTAATTGTATCAAGAAATTTGTTATCAGTAAGAAGTGCAGAAACTACTTTACTTTGAAATGATTGCCCGTATTTCGATAAAGTATCTATTTGTTCTTGCATTGACTCTTTTTTAAAACTTGTACAAAGATACGAAAATTATTTGAAGAATCCAAATTAATCTGTGATTAAATTTCCAAATGTGGTCTTGAGCCAATCATTAATATCTCCAAAGTTTCCAATTACTTTGTATTTTAGGAGGATTTTCATAAAATCCATTTTGTTTAGTGGTTGTATTTCTTCGTTGAATCTATCTAAAACTTTCATTTTAATTTGACCCGATATATCAACATCATCCAATTGCATCAAATCTTGATTTAATAAG